ACTTTGTAAACTTCGTTCATATATGTTTTATAATTAAAATATAAAACTTGAACTTTGTTAGGGTCTATATCACCTCTGTTTGAAAAGTTACCATCATAGTTAGAGTTGTTGTATGCAGGGTTTTTAACTATATCTTCAAGCTCTTCAACAGTCATGTTTGGAAACTGCTTAACAAGCTCATTAACTGGTATTGATTTAACTTCACCAACATAGTATATATCTTCGAAATAAGGCGACTCAGTATAAGAATATATAAGGTTAGCTGGATCAACATACTTTACAGTAACACCTTCTGATGTATTAAAATTAGTTTTTACAGCACCTATTCCTAAAACTGTTAAGTCGTAGTAAAACCTTTTTTTAGTTAACTCATACTTATTACCTTCTAGCAAAACATTTAACGCTTGTTCTTCTGCCATTTCTACAGCTTGCTTGTAGTTAAGCTGCATATGTAGTTGTAACTCTTCTTCTGTATCTGGTAAAGTTTCTTTTTTATTATCGTATAAATCAACACCAAAAGCTTCTGCAGCAAAATCATTTAATTCTTTTGCTCTCATATCAGCAAGAATAGAATCCATATATTTAGTACGTTTACTAACACCGTATGGATCTTGTGAATAAGCTTTTATATCGTATGTTCTCTCTGCAATGCCATTTACAACAATATCTACAAACTTAGATATAATAGGTACTGGTTTCCAGTCTAAATTTAAATAAGATAAATCACCATTAATAGATAACTCATCTTTATACTTTTGTATTGATTGTTCTCCTCTAGCGTATAATCTTAATCTATGAAAATCATTTCTTAATGAGTCAAACTTATTAGTACCTCTATCATAAACGAACCATTCGTTCTCAATAGCCTTAGCAACCTTGAGCCCATACTCAAAACTTCTTTTTTCATCGTCACTAACTACTTGACTAGGGAAATAACTTCTTATAACTGATTCAGCCATATTTATTTTATTAATTTAGATGTACTACCTGTGTTTGTATACCTAGCAATACTTATGTTTAATTTTTGTTTTTCTATTTTTACATTTGGTGCATATAAATGTCTGTTGTTAGCCATGATAGCAAGTCCAGAACTTATAGATGCATCAAACTTTGTTCTTTTGTTTATGTCAAACTTAGCCCAGTCGTTTAGCAAGTCATTAAAATAGCAGTCACCAAACGATCCATCTTTTTTCATACCTATGTGATCTTGTATGTACATTTCAATTGCAGCTGCATGAGCTTGTTTTATATCTTCACTTGAGTTTGGTATTCCACCTACTTCTTTTTCTGCTGTAGATAGTTTGTTCCATATTTTATCTGGTCTATTCATACTAAAACCTCTGTAACCACGTCTTCGTAAATAATACAATAGACGAGGTTTATTGTTCTCTGCAAGTAAAGGCATCCCGTAAAATACTAATGCCATTAGAACGTCTTCAAAGAATATCTCTGCGGTCTGAGGTCTTGCTAAATACTCTAAGAAAAAGCTATTAGCTGGAGCATCTTCCATTGAAAACCTTGTCAAGCCGTGCAATGCACCTTTTGATCCTTTACCATCTACTGTTCCTGATATATCGTAGCTATCACAACCAAAAGCACCCATATGTTCATTGCCTGGATGTTTAACACCGTTTTTTATTATAACGTTGTTTTGTAGCTGTGATGGTGGTGTCCAGCTTAATTTAAATCTACCTTTATTATCTGGGTAGAATATTACTGTTGAATCTTTAACACCATTAACCCATTGGAAATTACCTCTTGTTAAAGGTAGTGTTGATGATAGCTCTTCATTGTAATCTATTTGTTCGTATAGTTTAACCAAGTTAAATATACTATTTTTAGTCTCATCTCTAAATGCATGTTCTTCTGTTCTTGGAAACTGTCTGTAAAATTCATTTAAAGCATCTTGATCATTTTTAAGACCATCAGCTTCGTTCTGCCAGTTTTCTACAACACCTACATCTATTAACTCCCCATGGGGATCGAAGACTTCATGATCCGGAGTATCGAAGACTGGGCGTCCATGCTCATCAATAAATCCTTCGTAGTTCCACTCCATTGGGATAAAAAGAGAATATAAACCAGACGCTGTCTGTCCATTTCTGTTTCGCTTAGTAACGTTTGATGCTCCATATAATTTTTTAAAGTTGTCTCCACCTTTGTCTAGTGAGTTTGAAGTTGAGCCCATCATACATTTACCTATAATCCTACTACCTAATCGTAAACATGTTTTTGTAACTCTCCAGTTGTTTAATATATTATCGGGTCTTTCCCACTTACCACTTTCATCGTGTACTAACAGTTGAAGCTTTTCTCCGTCATAACTGTTATCACCTGTATTTTTCCAATCAATAGTAGTATCAAGTCCAGCCAAGTCTTCCTGCTTTTCATTAGCAGTAATTTTTTTACGCGTGAACTTACTTGCAGGAACCCTATAAGCAAGCTCAGACTTAGGTCTGTCCATACCGTCTTGAATCGGTTTAAAAAAGAAAGGATAGTTGATCGATATTGGAACCACCTTGTCTGTAAACATTTTCTTTGCATCACTACCTGTTTTAGATAATATACCAAACCTAGCATCACTTGATATTGTAGCTTGGTTAACTGTTTCTGCTGATGACATAAAAGAAAAACCAGATCGTCTGTTTTTAAGGTAACACATACCATAACATCTTTTATCTGCTTTACAAGCTTCCCAAAATATATAAAACAACCTATTAGCTTCTCTAAAATCAGGTGCACCTACGTCAATCTTACTCCATTGTAAATACATATAATGTGTACCTGTTATATATGTTGGTGTTCCATCGTTATCAAACCAAAATCCTTCATCTCTGCGTTTAAACTCCTCATCTATATAATCAAACCAACTAGACTTTTTTTCTTCAGGATATGCTCTCCAATCAAATATATTTTTAAGCCTTGCTAATTCTTTAGGATATTCAAACTGCTCCCACTTTTTCTTTTTACTACTGTAAACGTTTCTAGCTTTTGGTAATGCTATTTGAAGATTTTGTATTTCGTATATTTCACCTATTTCACCAGTCTTAGATATAACAATAATGTCGTGGTCTTTGTCATAACCGTATTTCCACTTTCTTTTTTTATTAAGCCTACTTATAGTGGTTTTTTTTATAGGTTCTACTATGTTAACTAAATTTTGCTTGTACATTACTTAGATCTACCCTCTGCGAATCCTTTAAAGACTTTTTCCTTTTTCTCTTCAGGTGTTTTTCCCTCAAGCAAGTTTTCTTCTTCTTGTATTCTGTTAAGTATTTCAAATGCGTCAAATATAGCTAGTTTTTTAGTAGCTGCAGCGTTCTTCAATCTATCAGCTGATATGTCATCGTCAGAATCTACAATAGCTTCTTTAGCAACTTTAATCAGTTCTTCAACTGCCTTGTGCCCAGCTTGGATTATATTCTTCTTCGTTTCCTTGATATTAATATTTAATTGTAATAAATTGTGTCATAACCCTGTATAGTCTTTGACCATCTATAACGAATTCATATTCATCATCTGGACTAAAGCCTACTAAATCGTCTTTCTGTAAACCAGTGGCTTCTAAACCATCATCTAGGTATTTTAAAACACCTATTAAAGGTTCTTCAATATTAGTATCTAAATTATCTTTAGAAACTATTGGTTTTACAAAACAATATCCTTTTGAAGCTCTCCAATCAGTATCTTCTGATTTGTACAGGAATATTTGCTCCTCAGATATGAAGTAAGTTTCTTCATCGAAAAAACTTCTACTATTCTTTTCTTCACCACGCATGTTATGCCATCTTCTAAACACATTGTGGTGTAGTATAACCTTATCACCAACCTTTATGTTTGTCTCACCTATTAGTGGTACAGACTTTATAATAGCTTCCCTGCTTACAAACTGGTGGTTGAATATTTCAGTATTAACTACTAGTTCTTTATCACCTATTTTTTTTGTGTTGTTGTATCTTGATTTTATAGGTGAAACTACGAAATCATAAACACTTTTCATTAATACTGTAAATTATACTCGACTGATACAGCCATGTTTTTATTAAAATCTTTCCAAGGCAAAACATCATTACCTTTTTTAATGTACACGCTGTATTTATCTTCTGTTTCTATTATATCACAGATAGTATGACCACCATACACTTCTTGCCCAACAGCATAGTGCATAGCGTCATTCTTATAATCTTTACCGATACTAATCTTTCTTATCAGCTTGCTCATTGTCTGGGTATTTTATAGATCCATCTTCGATACTAATATCTACAGTTCCATATTCTCTCTCTAACTCTTCTTGTACTTCTTTTAACAACACTTGAAGTTGGGTGATGTCGTGAAGTAGTATATGCTTTTGAGTTTCTAACCTACCAACTTCCATTTGAGCCCTGTTGATATCGCTAACAACCTTTTGAACTTTCTCAAGTTGTGGTGTTGTTATTTTTTCTGGTTTTGGATTTAAATCCACTATTTTACTTTTTGCCATTTTATTTAATTTAATTGTTTGTTAATAGTATTATTACACGTTTACTCGATAGTCTAAATATCAGAGTTGTCTGTCCAGTCTGATCCTCTTACTATTGTTAACATCTCCTCGTGAGTATACTGATCTAAGCCTTCTAAGAACGATGGAGCTTCTCCATAAAACTTAGCGATAAACTTTGTTCCATCTAAAGAACGCCTAACAGTTGCTGCAGAGTTTTCTACTATTTTTGAAAAGTCAACTACTGGGTTTCCCTCTTCGTCAACCTCTTCTAATAAACTTGTAAGTGGTGTTGTATATATCATTTGTTTTTATTTTTAATTTTATGAATTTCTAGGTACGTCCTTTTGTATTACACCTCCTTGTGTATGTCCGTAATTATTTTCTTTGAATAAATCTATTGTTACAGGTATACCTTTTGTTGGTGCATAAGTTTCTGCTTGTGTTTGTTGTTCTAGTTGTACACCCCAAGCATAAAAATAATTTGAAGTATTACCTAAATAAGTAGGTAAAGCACCAAAATATGTTGGATTAGCCGAATTGCTTGGTGATATAGATAGGTCAACATCTCCACTTGTGTTAACACCACTTATTTCTAATCTGTACCAACCATCAGAATAGTTAGTAACATTGTAAACCCAAGTAACACCTGAACCACTCGTATTGGTGCTTACAACACTACCATTTTCTAAATCAACATTTACAAAAAACCTGTTTGCAAAACCATTGTTTACCGCTCTAACACCTGCATATCTAACTGTTCCTTTCTTTAAAAAAGCACTATAAGTAAAACAACCACTACCAAAACCATCACCAAACCCTACATAATGAAGTCCATTTGCTATTGTTTCTGTAATTTTATCTGCATTTAAAGTTTCATTAGGAGAATTAATACTATTGCTAGTTATAGTAACATTTGCTTTTGTCCAATATGGTTGACTAAAATCTTCACTATATTCTATTAAGTTAGTAGTAGATGATTTTCTTACTGCTAGTACACCATCTGACTTTATGTATGCAGTAGCTTGTGATTGGTCTTCTACTTGAAATCCCCAAGCTAAAATATCAGATGAATCTACACCATTTGCCCCTCTCAAAGCAATACCTGCATAAACTAAATTTGGTCTACCATCATAAGTTATTCTAACCCATTCATTAGTAACTGTTGTCAAATTATATTCCCCACCATCGTGCCACAAAATCTTTTGTTCAGTTCCATCTGTGCTTTTTACATAAATAGAAAAGTAATAATTACTACCTGAAGGTATTGCTTGTCTTAATATACTTCTATCTCCACTTGAAGTTCCACCATTTAAATTAAAAACAACTCTTGTTGCGGTTTGTGTACCATCAGGTGCGGTAGCATAATTTGATGTCGTTACAGGGGCAGATGCAGTTCCTACAGACACTTTAGACAATACAGATAAATCTTCTGAATACGTTATTATATTAGTAGTAGGTATATGTGCAAGATTAGGACTTGTTTGGTCTTGGAACATATAAGGCGCGTCTGTCAAAGGATTTGTTGGATAACTAAGGAATTTAGAATCTAATATACCATCACCCATTCTGTAATAGTTTCTAAGCTTTGTTAGTGGGTATTGGTTAGTGATATTACCCTCTGGCATAGCGGTCATAATTGCAGGGTTACCTTGTACTTCTTTAACAGATATGTTATCCATATACCATACATCTCCTGCACCATTACTTCCTGCATAAAATCTATTAGTGTTTTGTAAATAAAATGTATATGTACCACTTGAAGTAATTTGTGGATTACCTTGTGTAGTGGAATATATATTATAAGAACCTGTACCAATAGTAAGATTAAAAGTAGCTTTATAAATTTTTAAAGTATCTAATATTCCATCATACAGAACCTGACTATAACCTAAACCACTTTCTTCAATTTTTAATTCATTATTTACTACAGACCTAGTTCCTGCACCACTTATCATAGATATATCTGAAGATGAAAAATCTCCATTAACAATTTCTTCACTACCCAAAGTAGGATTAGTTTGGTCATAGATAACAGGGTACTCATCATTAGTACCATCTCCCATCTTCCAATATCCTTGTAATCCTGTGTTTACTTCTTCTACTGTTACGTTGTCAAAGTAACAATAATGACCTGTATTTCCTGTTTCAAATAAATACAAATGCAATGTAAAATCTGTATCATCTGCTGTAATATAAAATTCTATTGTGCCATCTGTAGTTAATTGCTGACTACCTATATTACTATTACTATATGCCCTAACTTCAGTAAGAGTAGCAGTACCAATTTCAACTGTTGCAGTTATTTTATAAACTTTTCCTACAACTGTAGTTATTGCTTGATTCAAATTAGGATAACTTGAAGCATCATCATTTGTTATTTTTGCCCTACCATTATCCCAAGCATAACTACCTCTACCTGCTTGTCCTGACCAACCACTTAAATCAGTTGCAAAGTCACCATTCTGTACTATATTAGCATAAGGACTACCATTCTTAATACCATCTGAGAAGTCAGCACCACCACCTAAGTTAACCATTTCAGCATAGTTATTTTCTTTGTAAAACTCCACTGTAACAGGTGAACCAATTGTTTTTATATAAGGTGTTGCTTGTGTTTGTACTTCTAATTGCGCGCCCCAAATATATATAGTTTTACCAACTGTACTTGTAGTGCCTTCATTAGAATTTGATGCAGAAATTCTAGTTCTTATATTAGCATTAGAATTATTATATACAACTGTACATCTATACCAATCGTTTGAATAACTTATCATATTAGCATTATTTACAGTAATACCACTACCAAAAGATGTTGATGTGCCTATTGTACCATTTGTTAAATCAAACCATTGTCTTGAACCATCATTAATTGAATCCCATAAAAGTATATGTGCAAAATCACTTGTTCCTTTTTTTACATAAAAAGATACAGTTTGTGAAGTACCACTTACTGCAAGTAAAGGAGTTTGTATGTAATTTTCTGAAGTATCAGTAACAGTTAATAAATCTGCATCTAAAGTACCATTAGGAGATGTTGTTTGATTAGATGTTATAGTGCTTCTAGTTGGTGTCCAATAACTTTGCTTAAAATCTTCACTATAAAGAATTAAGTTAGTAGTAGATGATTTTCTTTGCCCAGGAATACCATTTGATTTTACGTATGGAGTAGCTATTGGGTGTGCTTCTAATTGTGCGCCCCAAATTTCAACATCATAAATATTAGTTGAAGCACCTCTCATATCTACTGCATAAAAAACATTTGCAACATTCGGAGTACTATTAAGTTCTACTCTTTTCCAATTTGTATCAATAGAAAATACATTGTTAGTATTACTATTATTAGAAAGTAGTTGAATATTACCACTTCCACTTGTAGCTTTAATAAATATACTTCTTGAATCATCTGAAGCGAAACCACCTGACTTATAAATAATAACTTGATTATTACCTTGTATTCTAACTGAATTATTAGCACCACTAGGACTTATGCCATAGTTTGTAGTTATAATTGGAGAACCAGATTTACTCCAATAACTTGAACTAAAATTCTCAGAAACAAGTAATTTATTAGTAGTAGATATGTGGTCAAAGCTAGGGCTTAATTGATCTGATATTACAGGGAAACCATCATTAGTTCCACTACCCATTCTCCAATAACCTACTAAGTTAGATGAAGATTCATAAGCTGCTTGATCTGTCATTAAGTCAATAGGTAATCCGTGATTATATAAAGAAGATACTTCATCAGCAGTTAGTGCTTTATGCCATATTCCTACTTGACTTATATCTCCATTAAAATATCCTGCCCACAATTCAAAATTACCTAATCTTAAAGTACCTGTATTATCCCAACTTAATGTGGTTGTGTTAGTACCTTGATTAGCTTGAACACCATTTAGATATAATGTAGCTAAAGCACCTCTATCATTAGTTAATGCAAAATGATACCATTCACCTGCACTTAAAACAGGCGAACCTGCCATATTTATAAGTTGTGTACCGCCATTTCTACCAAAAGTATGTAATTGACCACTAGTGTTTATTCTTATATACCACCTGTTATTGTCATCTTCTGATTGAGCTACAATATAATTATCATTTACATGATCAGGTTTTATCCAACCTGAAATAGTAAAATCAGAAGTACCTAAAAAATCAGATTTATTTGTTTCTAAATAATCATCTGTACCATCAAAATCAATTTGCTTAGTATTAAATAATACAGGATTTCCAGATTGATAGTCGTTTCTATTTACAAGTAAATCAGTTGGAACGCCTTGGTTGTATAGTGATGCTACTTCTAATGCAGTAAGTGTTCTATCCCAAACTCCTGCTTCAGTCATTTCTCCTTTAAAAAAGTCAGAAGGATTACCTCCATCAAACTCTTGTCCAAAAGTAAACACATCATCACTTGCACTTAGTAATGTTACTGAACCTGAACCTTGTATTATTCCATTTATATAAAATTTTAAAGTAGTACCATCTTCTGTCATTACAACATTGTACCACCTGTTTTCTTCTATAGTAGTTGTATTTATATTACCTGATAAAATTATAATTGCACCATCATATATTTTTACTTGATTGTCAGTATCATCTATTCTAATATGCCATCTATTACCACCACTTGAATCATTTTGAGATAATATTGTATTTGGATAATTACTTGTTTTTGTATTGTCTGCTGAATTAAACCAAGTTGCAAATGTTCTGTTGTTATAGTCATACCCTTCGTTTACTATTAAATACTCATCTATACCATCAAAATACATACTCTTAGTAGAAGTAAGTAATGGATTTGCACTTTGGTAATCACCAGAGTTAACTAATAAATTTGTAGCTTGGTGCTTTAGTTGTTGTACTACTATGTTATCTACTTCAAATGTATCTCCAACTGTTAAACCACCTAAAGTTATGTAACCTGTATTACCACCATAATTATTAGGTATTATATTGAATGAATAATTTTCAAAACTAGATGTTATGTTTTGGTCAAAACCTTTAAGATATGCTTGTGCTACTTGAAAATTACCTGTACCACCTGTTCGTCTTGCACTAAAACTAATATTATATGACCTACCTCCAATCATACCAACATCTTGATGTAAAGACCAATTAGCACCCGTACTACCTAAATCTCCATTAGCTATAACATTTCCTGCACCTTCAATTATTGTACTACCATTTTGTAATATCCAATTCTGCCCTACTTCTTGGACTGATATGTTGTCTATTGTTAAAACTGCATCATTAGTTGGTTCTAAAAATAAATCATCATAAGTTGCAGTAAAATATTGTGTCTTAACTCCTATTGTATCAAAACTTGGAGAATTAGGTTCAAGATTAGCAATACTACCTGATGAAATAGATTTTATTTCAAAAGTTAGTTTATATTGTTCACCAATAGTTATAATATTTTCTTGAAAAAGTTTTCGGTATGCACTAACAGAACCATTAAATATGGCAATATCATCTCCCATACTCCAACCATTTTGTAATGTCCAATTTTGCCCAACCTCTTTTACACTAACATTGTCTATTATAGCGCTAAAAGCGCCTCCAATTCTTTTTATTTCTAAAGTCTGACTTCCAGCTGCTTTAACATAACCAGTTATAAGACCATTAGTTGTGAAATCTACTCCATTTGTACCCGCTCTAAATTGTCCTGTGCCACTAATTGATTTAACATTAAAAGAATAAAAATAACTTTTATCAACATCAAACACCCCTGTTTGTTTTATCCCTGCATAACTACCATCTGTACTTGTTATAGTTGCTTCTCCATCACTAATTGTTGATTTAGTTACTTCCCAATTAGTTTCTTGGATTGATATGTTGTCTATTGTTACATCAACAACAGAACCTTCCCTTATAAATCTTATAGAACCTTGGTCAGCAGTAAAATATTTTGTATGCGTTCCTACTGTACTAACCATCGCCTCATCTACTGCAGCAGCCAACTTAATTTCACCATCATTATTTTCCGTAATTTCATAGGTCATTTTGTATTGGCTACCTATTGTCAAAAGAGGTGAGCCACTTGCCGTTAAAATTCCTACTGATGGTGTGTTTTTAATATTAATACCTATAGGAGTAAAAAAGCAAGAATCGTTTAATGTCCATTCCTGCCCAACCTCTTTTACTGATACACTATTTATAATTGAATCATAAGCAGTACCACCTGTTCTTCTCATTATTACTAGCTGATTATAAGAAGTAGAATTAAAATAAAATGTATATACACCACTTGTTGTAGCAAAACCAATATTTGAGTTATGTGGGGAATAAGCCAAACCATCTTGAAATTTTAAACCTAAACCACTATTAATTGTTACATCAAAAACACATTTATAGATTTTATTAGATTCAAAAACATTATCTTGTATTATATAACCTGCTACACTCCCATCTCCAATAATAGTTGCAACATCATCTCCCATAGCAGCGCCATTTTCAAATGTCCAATCTTGCCCAACCTCTTCTACTTCTAAGCTACTTATAGTTATTGTTGTACCTGCTGGGTGAGTTGACAGCCTAATGTAAAAATCATTTCCTACACCTGTTACTACTGTAGGAGTAGCATATATTGTTTCATCAAAAGATCTACCACTAATATTTCCGAAACTTGTTCCTGTAGTACCTGCTTTTATACTAAAGTAACCACCTGATGGTTGCGTTCCTGCTATTTTAATTCTATATATTTTATTAGCAACTAAACCAAGACCTGCATATATACCTTGACCTGATTGTGAAATAAAAGAAGTGCTATCTGTTATCTCAGTTCCAGCACCAAATTCATTCCAACCACTCGTAAAATCATAACCACTTGCTAAATCACTACCTGTCTGACTAAAACTACTATTATCTACTTCTTCGTTTCCTATCTGACTAAAACTACCGTTTTCAACTAAATCATCACCAAGGTCAAAAGTTCCATTAGTTACTTCTTCACCACCTATTTGTTCAAACTTACCGTTTTGTACAACGTCCCCACCGATCTCTTCGAAGTTACCGTTTTTAACTAGGTTATTTGTATAGTATGTATTATACATGCGAGTAATCTCAGCTTGGGTTAGCTCTCTGTCGAATACTGCGAACTCATCCATACTTCCTAAAAAACTATTACCACCCACTTGCCTGTCTGAACCTATTGTTAAAGATTCTGTGTATGCAGTAGTGCTACCTGATGATACAGTTGCAGAAGCAGTTTGTAATACACCATCTACATATAACTTAGAGTTTGTAATATCGTTAGTGTCTGAATATACTACCCAATGATGCCACTCTCCATCATCTTGTGCAGTTGTATCATTCCAAAATCTATAATAATTACCGCCTAAATATAATAATGGTCTAGTTAAACCACTATCAATCCAATTAAAATGAAAAGCAGCTATATTCTCTCCACCGTGACCAAACACACCCTTATTTTCTCCTGTTTCACTAGACTTACACCAAAAAGAATATGTAGTTGGTTGTGCTACTGCATCTGCATCAGTAAATATTCTATCATCTGATCCATCAAAGTACATGGAAAACTGATTCTGGAAATATATTAAACCTTTTGGTTTATCAAGACCTAACCCTAATCCTAATCCCATACTAGTTTCCTACGTAAGCGATTACACTTCCAGATGCCAAGTTTATTGAAGTCCAACGACCATAGATAATAGTACCAGCCGTGAATATAACGCTATCAACATTTTGACCACCTGTACCAGCACCAATACCTGCACTGTTTATTGATACAGTAGCTGACTCAGCTGTTAAACCAGTACTTGCATCAAACGTAGTATCTGTAAGCATATATATTGCTACATAAACATTATTCGCTGGAGGCGTTATAGCTGCTGAACTTGAAGCTGTATAAGTACTACCTTGAGCACCGAAAGCTATGTCTTCTATAAAATTTTTTGCCATTATTTTTTTACTTTTTCTAGTGATCTACCACCAAAATAGGCACCGATCACAGTTATTAATACTAATTGTAATAAATCTGTCCACTTGTCTTCTACTTTAAAAGTTATAGTACCAGCATCGATAAATATCAACAATACTGTTGTTACAACTAAAAACACTAGAACTAGTGGTCTTATGTTTTTACTTAGCCATGAATCCGAGTTCATGTCTACTTTCCATCTTTCAGTCACTTGCTTTTGCATCTCAGCTTCGTAACCCATTATCATATCTTTAATCTTTCTTTCTGCTTCTAGCTTTTCTTCTGTAGAAGTAGTTAAGTTATCTAAAACCCCACCTACATTTTTAACTAGGTTTGCAGCACCGGCAGATAATATTTTGTTTATCATTATTTCTTACATTTTTTACACCTACAACCTCTACTACATTTCTTTTTATTCATACCTCCTGATTTAGTGCTTTTTCTTTTTCCTTTTGCGTATGGCATAATATTATCTGTTTTTGTCTTTAATCATATCATCTATAGCTTTATTGTAAACTTTATCTGTATATGACTTATTATTGTAAAATACACTTCTCTCTGAAGTGGGTAAGTCTTCTTCTCCTAGCAAAATCCTATATATCCTACTTATAAGCTGTGAGCATTTAAATGATGTTTTAAACACGCTGTACTTTATAGTGGTTCTATTCCTATGTCTCCAAGTATCTATCCACCCTTGCTGTCTAAGCCTATCCCATCTTGCTTTATCCCAGGAATATGTATACACACCATCCATAAAATCTTTACGTGTGAATCTTCCTTTACAGTCTAAAAAAAATAAAAGTTCTAGATCTGCATCTAATATATTATAAGT